CCTCCGGGTTTTCGACCTTCCCCCCGTCCCAAACGATTACCAAGGCAAACGCGGGGAGCTTACGACCGAGGACGCGGAGGACATCGGGAGGGACGCGGCGACGCGATGGATAGGCGGCGGGCATCGTTACGCGGTCGGGCGAGGAGGGAAGGGGGACGCGGGGCGGGGTTGGACCGTCGCGATGGACGCGGGGGCGGAGGAGGCGGCGTTGCCTCCGTCATCCTCGGTTGCGATGCCCGCCGCGCAAGTGAGCGAATAACGGCGACCATAAGTTAAGGCCGAACCGATTTGTTGAACGCTCAAACCTTCCGTCTTAAGGGCGAGGCGACCGCCCGACCAAGTAACCCCGGAGGCGTGTTGAAAGACGGTCGTGATTACGAGCTTACCGTCCTCGGTGTCGAGGACCTGGCGGACGGCGATATTGAATTTGGACGCGGCCTCCTTGACGGTATCGAGGACCCCCGCGAGGGACGCGTATCGGGACGCGCGGTCGCCGCGTTTAAAGGCGGGGTTGACCGAGTCGGCCTTGGCATTGTCGACGGCGTTGAGGAACCCGACAAGGTCCGCGTCGGGGGATTGCGGGTCGGTTTTGGGGGCGGGGGCGGGTTTCATTTGGTTTCGGGTTGGGAGGGTTGTTCGTCGGGGGCCGGGTTGCGGAGGGCGACGACATCGGCCTTGGTAAGCTTCGCGATGCGGTCGATGGGGAGCCGCTTGGGTTTAGGCGCGCCGACGAAAAGGTTATATTGAATAACGCCGTCCTTGCCTTCGACGGTCGGGGTAAGGAGGTTGGCGATTCGGTCGCCGTTAACGATGATGTAAGAGGTCCCCGGAATAACCTTGATTGAGGCGGTCGCGGGAAGGGGTTTGAGTTTTTTGGACATATGGAAAGGTTAGTCGATGAGGTTTCGTTGCGCCGCGTAAAGGATTAAAGCGGCATCGGCGTTCGCCTTGGTAATCGGGAGCTTGGGCATTAACTCGCGGGCGCGCGCGTAAAGCTCGACCTTGCGTTGTTCGTAAGTCCGTTTTTTGTCCTTGGCGACGGAATACCCGACGGCGCGTTGCCAATCCTTCGGGTCGATGCGATGGACGGCGAACCCTTGGGCGATGCAAGCTCCGAGGAGGAACCCGACCCCTTGGTAAAAGGTCGCGATTGAGGACTTGGACTTAACGCCCCAACCGCCCTTCGACGGTGTCTCAATCCATACCTCGACGAATTTATGGGACAAGGAAACCGACGCGATGAATTCGGCGATTTCGATTTCCGACGGCGGCATCGGGACGATTTTGGTTTCGCCCTTCCAATAAGTCGCGATAGCCCCGGACTTGCCCGCGTCGATTGCGACGAGGAAAAGGTCGTCCTTGAGGTTTCTCCAGGCGGGAGCCTCGGAGGTATATTGTTCGGGCATAGGGGAACGGAAAGGTTGTTTATGGGGCGAGGCAAACGGAATCATTTACCGACGAGGGCGGCGACGCGCTCGGCGTATGACCGTTTCGGGGCCGGAGCGCGGGACGGGTTGAAACCGACGGCCTTGGCCCCGGCGTATCCCATCGTCCAAACAAGGGCGACTTGGGCGGGGGAAGGGTTAGGTATCCCTTGGGCGGTCAAACGGCCTCTAATGACCCGCAGGAACGCGGCGGCGACCATATCCTGGGCGGTCGCGTCCCGCCATTGGGAACGGGGGTAAGTCCGAAGGCCCTCGCGGGCTAATTGGTCGTTACCCTCGGACCAAGCGGCCCGGTGTAGCTGATACCGTCCAAGGGCGGCGTTCCCGTCCCCGACCGCGAGGCGGGGGTTGGGGTGACTGCCCGTTTCGACGGCGGCGAGGGCGACGAGGAGGCGGGAGTCGGATTGGGCCGAGGCCGAACAACCAAGGAAGAGGAGGGCGACGATGGGGAAGTATCTCATTAGAAGCTCAAAAAGGTTTGTCCGACAATATCCTTGGACGCATCATATCGCTTGGTTTCTCCCTTTGGGTATTCCTCTTGGTTGTATTTCAAACAAGCCAAAAGCTTTTTTCTGTCCTTCTTATTGGCGCAAAAAAACAAATATCGATGTTTGCGGTCCCTTTCCTTGTAATAAATGTTTTCGGCCCCGTATTTTTCGCGGAGGAATTCAATTCTTGATTCCGCCCCGCGCGCCTCGTCGCCGATGGTTGTATGATGTTTATGTTCCATCCCCTTTACCATCGGGTCCTTGAACGCCGCCGACAAACCCGTATAAATAAAATTGGTGGCTTGGTAGACGAATCCGATATGTCCTTGCCCCGTATCGGCGTAAGAAACGACAATCGACGGCCTTGGCAACAATGCCAACGACCGACCGACAAGGATTGAGGCAAGGTTTTTGCGCGATTCGCAACAAAGTCGGTTGAGCTCCAAAACAAACGGGGACCATTCCTCTCCGCAAATGCCGTTTTTCAAGGTCGACGACAATGGGGTTCCATAGGTGACGACCCCAATAATGTTTCCGTTTTCAAAGGCCGCAAACGCGTGACTAATCGGGCAAAGTCGTTTTGCATAATGTCGATTCAACAACCAAGGATGCGTGTCCGAAGGGTCAATACGACCGACAAAAATGCCCTTTGAATCATCGCTCATCGGTCGATGCGGCGAACGACGAGGGAACCGCGCTCCTCGTTCCCGTTGATGTAATAGGAATAGGTTAGGCCAATCCAACCGCCCGCGGCTTGGTAGGGGTCGAGATATACATCGACCGCGCCCGCGGCCTTAAGCTTGGCGGCGAACGCGTCGCAAATCTTGCGGGCGACGGGGAGGCCCGACTTGTTGGAGGCGATGTCGCCTTGTTCGATGCGTTGGTTTAGATAATACATATCCCAAAACAAGCTTTGGAGATTGGGGGCGGGTTCGGGGAAAAGGTCCCCCGTCGGTTCAACGGGAAGCATTGGGGGCGAGCTTGGTCGGTTTGAAGGCGATACCGACGCGGCGGGCGGCGTGACGGAGGGAATTGAGCTTGATACCCGACCGCGAGGCAAGGTCCTTGAGGGTAATCGAGGCGGGGTCGACGGCGATAACCGCGTCCTTGGCGGACCCGTATTTGGTTCGTTGGGTCATCGGATTAAAAGCGGGGGTTGTCGATAATCTCGACGAGGGACGGACCGTCGGCGAGGGCGAGGATATACGCGGTCAAGGCGAGGGCCGCGAGGAGGATGAGGATGAGTCGCATTGGTTGGGTTGGGTTGGAAGATTAGGCGGGGAATTTGAGACGGCGGGCGACCATATACGCAACGAGGGCCGCGTGAGAGTTTTCCTTTGCGACATAAAGAACCCGGTCGCGCATATTCGTTTTCGAGCTACTCCAAACCTTATACGCCGCGTCGTCGGCGGCGAGGAGGGCGCAACCCTCGTCGCCCAAGGCGACCTTAAACTTTTCTTGGGCGATGCGATAGTTTTCCCTTTGGCGGTTCCAAAAGGCGGAACGGCGGGCGGCGAGGTCGGATTCGGATTCGGTATTCATTGGGAGCGTTGGTTGGTTGTTGGGTTGGGATTTGGAAGGTTTAAGCAATAGTGGCGATATACACCACTTTAAAGGTGTTTTCGCCGCATTTGTAAATGTCGCCGATGTTTAGCCAATTCGTTTCGATGGTAATTAATTCACCGATGTCGAGTCCATCGATGCACTTCATAGTAACAGAGTAATTTTTCATTGGGAGCGTTGGTTGGTTGTTGGGTTAGAGGCAAAAGGCGGAGGCAAGCGCCTCGTCGGACTGACCGTTAAAGACGACGCAATCGGCGTATTTGGTTTTCATTTGTTCGATACCCGCGGCGATGCCAGCGACTCCGCAACGGAGAATGCGGTATCCTTGTTTCGGGCATTCGCCAGCCTTAACAAAGACGACCTTATCGAGCATATCCTTTTTGACCCGCTTGATGGTCGCCGCGTCAGCCTTCTTTTTGCATTCGGATTGAACGGCGATGTCGACAAGGCAATCAAAGGTAAACCCTTCCGAGGCGAGGAATTCCCAACCCTTGACATCGGCGGGGTTGATGGGCTTCGCAAACGACTCGGCGAGGGTCTTGGCATCGGCGTTGACGAAATGGACGAAAGTGCAACCGCCGTGACCCTCGTTCGCCGCTTCGCCGATAAGTTTTCCGTCGAGGTATACATTTGCCGTAAAGCAAACGGTTTCCTCCGACATCGACTTAATCGTCTTAAACGACTTAAGGGTTACGCGGGCGGTTTGGGATTGGATTTTCATTGGGAGCGTTGGGTTGGTAGGGATACGGTGGGCGACTTGTCCCCGACCGTCAAGCCCTATAAAGGTTGTTTATTGAAAAAAGATTAAGGGGGGTAAACTCCGCAAATTTGCGGGGATTAAGGCGGGCTAACCTCCGCACCCCCGACGGCCCATTTGACCCCCTCCGCTTGCCTTATACGGCCTTTTAACCCGCCCGACGACGGAGGACCCTCACAACGACCGCAACCCCTACCCCGACCGACCCGACCCCAAGGGCCATCCCAAGGTCCCGGACCGTCCGCAAGGCCGCTTGCGCGGTATTCAATTGCCGTTCAAGGTCCGCCGAGTCCGACGCAATCTTGTTCGCCCCCAAAAGGAGGGCCATCGAATTGCTGTCCCCCATCGTCGAAACGACATATTCCGCGATATAGGCCGACGCAATCGCCGTGACCCCCGCGGCGACCGTCAAACCGCAAATCGCGATGAGGAGGTTATTTTCGCCCCCGCTTGGGTTTGGTCGTTCGTTTGCCATTGGATTTAGGTTTGATGCCCGCCGAGCGTTGGGCCTCGTCGACCTTGGCCTTTAGCTTGGCCTTAACGAAATCCTCCGCGGCCTGGGCGACCTCCGGGGCGAGGTATCCGCATACCCCGACGACCGCATAAAGGAGCTTCGCGTTGGTAATGTAGGACTCAAGGACGGCCCCCGATGCCCAGGCGACGACCGAGGCCGCGGCAAGTCGTTTGAGGACCCAAACGACCCCGACCTTTTCGTCCATTAACATTACTCGCGTCGACATCCCAAGGAGGCCGATAATTCCCGCGATGACCCCTTGACGGACCTCCGGGGAGATTGAACCCCCATCGGGGGCGGCGGGCGGGGGAGGACTCATTTGGAAATGCGGACGGGGGTTTTATGCTTACCGAGGAGGACGCGCCGAAAATTGATTTTCCAAAGGACGCGGGCGACGGCCTTACCGACGCGGTCGATTTCCTTTTCCGGCATATCGGGAAGCGCGATGTGAAGCGATTCGTGGACGGCGACCTCAAGCTCGCGGGCGGGGGATAGGCGGGAGTCGATTTCGACCAAAGGGTTTGCGGGGTCGCAAGTCGCGAGGCCCCAAGCTTGTTCGCGTCCCAATTTGCGGAATACGACCCGCGGGGTTTTAACCTTGCGGCGGGACATCGGGGCAAGGGCGGTTTTTGTTTCGGATTACGACGATGCCGCCGACGATTGCCCCGACGAGGATGAGTCCGCCCAGGGAGGGGAGGAACCAAGGGGTTTCGAGGAGGAACGGGACGGACGCGCAACCGAGGCCGAACAATCCCGCGACCGCGGCGCGGAGGTATTGACCGACGAGGGAAAGGCCGAGGGCGATGAGGACGCAAAACCCGGCCCCAATCATCGCGGAACGGACGACCCCGTCTTTCTTGGCGGCCTCGACCTCTTTGACGAGCTCGACGATGCGGTCGTCCTTGAGCTTGGCGACGCGTTGGGCCTCCTTTTGGTCCGCCTCCATCCTTGCCCAATCCTCGTTAATCTTTCCGAGGAGGCGACGACCCGCGTCCTCCGCGGCCTTGTATGCGGCAGGGTCCGCGGCGGCGGCGCGTTGACGGGCGAACGCGAGGTCGCCGGGGGAGGGCGGCGGGAGGAACGAAAGGGCGACCTTTGTTTCCGCTTTGACGACCGCGGGCTTATCCGCGGCCTCCGACGCGACGGTAATTGCCGCGGCGACGCGCGAGTCGGCCTTGTCGATTTCCGAACCGACCTTGGCGACGACTCCGCCGTCCGTTGGGGCGACGGGTTGGGGCGGGAGGTCGGGGGTCGTCGAGCAACCGACGAGGATAAAGGCGACGAGCAAAAGGGAACGCATCGCCTTTGTTCGTTATCGGCCCTTGAGGATGTCGAGGAGGGACTTTGCCTTAACCTCGGTCGCCTTGAATTTATCGGCGTTGCGTCGATATGCGAGGATACCGATTGCGGCCCCGATAAGAAGGCCCGTCAAAAAAGTGTAGATATAGGACATAGGAATTAAGAGAGTTTTGCGAGGAGGGCGGCGACTTGGGATTCAAGCTCGGCGATGCGTTCCGCGTCGGACTTGACCGGGACCGCGGATTGGTAGGCGACCGATACGAGATATTCGTCGGACATTTCGGGATTACCAAGGACGACGCGACCGTCCTCGCATTTGATTGAGGAAAGGTCGTCGGAGCGCGTCCAAGAAAGTCCGTTTTGGTCGAGGTAAGACATAAGGGGTTAACAGAAGGTTACGATATAGGCGGTCCCGTTGGACCCGTCGCCGCCCTTGCCCGCGTTATAGGCCGTTTGAAAACTCGCCCCGCCTCCGCCCCCGCCGCCTCCGGGCCAAGCCCCATTTCCTCCCGCCGCCGCTGTCCTTGGTTGGTTTGCGTTTGTCCCGCCGCCGCCGCCGCCCGTTCCGAAAAGAAAAGCGGGGACCGATGTCCCGTTGCCGCCGGGACCGATGACCCCGGCCCCTGCGCCGCCCGCAATCGTAACAGGAATACCCGAAAGACTTGGCGACGCGGTATATGGTCCGCCCGTTCCGCCCGACCATTGGGTCGTCGAGTTTGAGCTACCCGCGCCGCCGCCGCCGCCCGTTGGGGTGAAAATGGAAACCAATACCCCCGCCGTTCCGCTTGTCGCGGATTGGCCTGTCCCGCCCGCCCCCGTTGTAAGGTTATATCCAAAGAAAGATGAAGCTCGTCCCGCCCCGCCCGACGCGGTTGCGGAAGTCGAGCCCGCCGACCCGCTTCCGCCGCCTCGCGCAACAAGGGTATAAGACGACGCGGCAAAGGTCGTATCGATGCCGGGGTTACCGACCGAACCCGCGACCCCTGCGGTCGTTGAACCATTCCCGCCCGTTCCCCCAGCGCCAACGACGACGGTTGCCGTCGGGCCAATATCCGCCGCGGAAATGAAAGCCAAAAGCTTACTGCCCCCCGCCCCGCCGCCGCCGCCCGAAACAACCCCCGTAAGGTTGGCAAGTGACTTCCCGCCGCCGCCGCCGCCCGCGCCGCCGCCGACGAGGATAATATTAACCCATTTAGCCCCCGCGGGTTTTGTCCAAGTAAATGTCCCGGAGCTTCCCGCGCCGCCAAAACTTTGAATATCCGTCCCGCCCCCGCCGCCGCCGCCGCCCGTGACAACGGACCAAGCCCCGTCTTGCCGCGCGTATTGCGAACCGTCCGAGGGGGCATCGTTGAGGACCGCAAGTCCGCCCAGGCCGAGATTCGTCCGGGCCGTCGACGCGTCGGCGAGGTCCGAGAGATTGCTCGCAACGGTCAATTTACCCGCGAGGAGCGTATTGACCGTTCCTTGGGAGTAAATACTTGGCATTAGGAAACGCTCAAACCTTTGGACGCATACAACGCGAGGAGCTCCTCGCGCGTTTCGGCGAAATCAACGGGGCCAAGGAAAACAAACGAGTCGCCCTTGTTTGCCTTAAAGATAAACGCCGCGTTGCCCGCGACATACCCGACGAATCGGTCGGAAGGATGGATTCCCTTAATCATTAGAAATCGAAGGATGAGTCGGTCGAGTTAACGCGGACGCGATAAGGTCCCGCGCCGACATACCCGGAAAGGTAGAAAAACGACCCGGAGTAACTTCCCGTCGCGGGATAATAATTGTTTGCACCGTCAACGATGCCCCAATTCGTCCCAAGGTTTAAGATAAACGCGGGCGGGTTTGTGTAAGTCGAAAGGACTCCAAAATAATCGCCGCTTGTTACCGAATAAACAAGGCCCGCAATCAAGTCGGCCTTGGTTTGGTCGGGAGGGGTCGGCGGAACGCTCGTAAGGTAACCTTGCGAACCGACCCAATATTCCGTCGCGTAACCCGTCAACGCCGACGCATCGATATACCCGGCGGGATTGGTAACCGAGTAATACAAACCGTCGCCGACCGAGGCCAAGGTTTTGTTTTTCCAAAGCTCGGTCGCCGATTCGTAAACGAGGAAATCGTCGTTGGACGGCGTTTCCGCGCTTACATTATGGAGCTCCTCAAGCTCAAATCCGTTGGCAATCCGAAGCTGAATCGTCCCTTGGGTCGGATGCGCGCGCGTAACGACCCCAAGGTAAACCATATGCTCCGGGGCCGACGGTTTCGTCGTCGTATATCCGCCCGCGACGGTCGGGGATAGGTAAAGCTTATCGCCGTCCGCGAGATATTGGGTATCGAGGTTTTCGGCGATGCCCGCGATGACGATTGTCCCCGATGCGTTGTCGGCGATGTTCGACGCGACGAAACCATAAGTCCCCGCGGAGGTCGATTCGGCGTTTGCCTGGGAAAGCGCGACGGTCGGAAGATTGCCGTGAGCTCCGTTGATGTAGACGACTTGGCCCTTAAGCAAAACCGAACCCGTTTGGTTATAGACGACCGCGGTCATCTTGTTCGCCGTGAAAACGGTCGGGAAAGTAATCAACGAACCGTTGCCCGCGATATATTGGGCCGTCGTCCCGGTCGGGATTGGGAAGTAAGTCGAGGAGGCGGCGGCGACCGTTAAGTAAGACGAAAGGGCGGCGTTGGTTGCATAGGTCGAGGCCGCGTTCGTAATCGTCAAATAAGTCGAGGTCGCCGCCGCCGTCGTAAGGTAAGGGGACAAGGCCGCGCCCGTAATGTATCCTTGAGAGAGGACCCAAGATTCCGTCGCGTAACCCGTTCCGCCGCCCGCGTCGACCCAATGGGTATTGTAATCCGTCGCGTCGATTTTGGCGAGGACTTGGCCCGCCGTCCCGCCCGCGGCAACGCCGACCCCCGCGGGACCTTGCGGTCCAGGGAGGCCCGTATTGACGACGACCGTAGCGGGGGAAGGGGTCGACGCGGTTAGGGTCGCCGACTCAAGGAATTGAAGGGTTAGGCCCACGCGGGATTAGTGATTTGGGAGGTCCCGGTGATTGATGGGAGGACATCGACTTGGACGGTTTCGGTATAGAAAACCGACCCGCCGTCGTAAGTCATTTGAATATCGAAATAACCCGTCCCCGTGACCCAACCAATCGTCGAATAAGGAAAAACGACCGTGAAGGTCGTCGACGAGGTCGAGGTTACGGTTAAGGGGTAATAGTTATACCCCGCGTCGCGGAAGGCGACCTTAACGGTAACGCCGTCGAGGTTGGGCGGGGCCGTCGGGCCGTCTTGGGTATAGGTCGCCGTAAACCCAAAGGTCGTCCCTTGTTTGAATTGGACCGCGGTTGCCATATCCCTCCGCGGGAGTCAAAGGGGGTTAAACCCCGTCGTCGATTGTCGGAGCCGGGGCCGTCCCGTCCCATTTATCGTAACCCGTATAACTCTTTTCCCAATTCTCTTGTTCCGCCGAATAATCGGGGACGGTCCACCAAGTCGGATACCCCGCTTGGGTCGGGCTATATTGAACGCGACGAACCCCGGCATAAATGTAATTATGCGGAATCGTCAAAGTCCCGACAAGCGATTGGTCGACCGACCAAACCCCCGTTGCGCCGTCCAAGGTCAATTGAGCAATCCGAACCCGTTGGCAATTGTAGTTTTCGAGCTTAACCGTGAAGGTCGGGGTTCCGTAACTAATGTTTTCCGCGGACTCGCCATAAAATCGGTCGAGGCCCGTATCGATTTCAACCATAGGACCATAAAGCCAAACGGTCCACCAACTTTGCTCCGGGCCGTATTGGCTTTTCCAAGGCCGCGTCTTTTGGTCCGCGTCGGAATCATTAACCATAATCGCAAGATAGGGCCAACCCGCGGTTAGATTATTGTATGCGGGGAATTGCCTGTTTTGGTTGCAAACGATATAAACCCCAATCGATGTCGCGCCCTCCGGGATTACGATATGGCCCCCGTTGTTCGCCCATACGGATTCGGAGTCCGTTCCCGTGACCGCCGACCCCGCGGGGTAAACCGCGAAATTGCGGAGGTCGAAGGTCTTTGTTGCCGTATGGAAGGTTTCATATTCCGCGTTCGGCGGAAGCGAACCAACGCCCGAAATGACCCGGCCCCGCGCGACCTTAATGATTTGCTCCTCGCCCGCCGTCTCGACGCGGACCTCGAATTGTTCGGGAGTATCGACGACCGTCCCGCCCGCGTTGGGCCAAGTGATTGACCCGATAACCTCTTGGTTAATGACGAACGACGGCGGGGTCGTATAGGTGACCCAGGTGACATTCCCGACGAGGAGGACTTGGGCCTCGTATGTCCCCGACGGCGGCGTAATCCCTGGCGGCAAGGTTACGGGGCAATAATTTGCCAAGGTCCCGTCTTGGGAAACATAGATATAAAAGTCGGCCTCGCCCGTGTCTTGTTCGACCTTATACGCGTAAACAAAATAAATCGATTCGGGGGCGATGACGATATGACCGTCCGTCGATGCCCAAGGACTTGTTAAGTCGGTCCCGGGGACGACGACCAAGGTCCCGTCCGTCGTAATGACATCGGCGCGGAGCTCCGCGTCGCAAGCGGACCCGACGGGCCTCCAAATATTGCCGCCCTTGGCGACCTTCAAAGCAAACCCAAGGGTCCCGGCCCCCGCGTCGAATCCGACGACGGCGATTTCCCAATGGTTAACTTTTTCGCCGCCGAACGCCAGGGAAAGGGAGAAATTGAATTCCGTCGGGGAGTCGGTTTCCGCGGTCGTGATTATCGTCCCGCCCGAACCAAAGGAGATATTCGGACCCGCGCCGAGGTAAGGTTGCGGGAGGGCCGTCGAAATGCCGTTGATTAGGTCGTTGAGCTGACTCGCGGAAATGACATCGCCCGACGCGAATCGGTCCGAGAATTGGTTGCCCGTCCCGTTGGTCCCTTGGATTCCCATTAGAAAATCGCCTCGGACTCGCCGTAAATATCCTTATCCCAACCCAATTTCCCGCCATACATAAGGTCGTAAGTAACCTTAATGACCGGGGAGGTTAGGACATCGGGGGTTCCGATGGGTTCGATGTTCGCCGCCGTGACCAACCAACGCGACCCGTAAACGACCCCATAAACCAACCAAGGTTGAATGAGCGTTTGCGAGTCGCCCGTCTTAAGGTATCGACCAATCGCCGCGGACAGCTTTTCGGCGGCACCCGATTGCGAGTCGCGGAAGTAAATCGTCCCGCGGACGGTCGTCATCGGGCGGAGGAATTGGCGAACCCCGGCCTTGATGTTCACCGTCGAGGCCGTCGTCGAAACGCCGAACCCCTTGAATTGATATTGAACCGTCCCCGTATCCTTGTCGGTCGTCGGGCCGAAAATGGCATTATTGAATTTCGCCGACGGAACCCCCGCGAGGACATTGGACGAAATGGTCGAGTCCGTGATTTTGGTAAAATTAGGATGCGTCTCGATGGGTTGCGCGGAGGTATTGACGACCCCTTGGATATGCGGGTCGGAATAACCGTTTGCGCGGTTAACGCCGATATAATCGACCGTAACCATAGCGACCCCGGCCTTTTGCGTCGTTACGCGATATCGATACGATGTAAGCTCAAAACCCAACGAATCGGGATAAGGTTGACCCGTCGAAAAGGTCCCAAGGACGGTCGGGAGGATTGAAACATCGCAAGCAAAGGTCGCCTGGGCCTGGACAAGACCATATGCGTCCATTTCGACGGTCCCCGTCGGTTGGCGGACCAATTCATAAAGGTCGTTGCCGTAATCGGTTCGGGTTGATGCCATAAGTTATCGGCCCGCGCGCGCGGGAGGCGGGGTTTCGTGCGCGGTTTCCCGCGGGGTCGTATTCGTTGCGATTTGCCGGGTAAGGTCGACCATATCGTTTTGATAGGTCCCCGAAAGGACGGACGCGACATCGCCGCCGCCAATCGCTTGCAAGGACGAGGCCGACAACGCGCCCGCGAGCTCCTCGACGGGCCGGGACGGACCTTTGTTTTTGGCGGCAAGGTATTCGTCGGAAAGTCGTTGGGAAACCCCGGTCGCCCCCTTAAAAGTCGGGCTTGTCGGACTCATATCCTTAAGCGCGTCCCTAATAATGATGTTAAATTCTTCGGGATTGATTCCGTATTTTTGTTGATACTCTTTTTGCATTTTACCCGTCGCAACCTCGGTCGGAGTTTGGTCGCCGTATTGTTCGTAATACTTATTAGGATTTTTTCGTTTTTCTTGCCTCAACTCGTTGCGTAGGTCGCCAAAATCTCCGCCGACTTTCATAATGCCAGCTTGAGCCGCCGCCATTCGTTCGACTTGTTTGGTATATCGTTCCATCGCCGCGATTTTCTTTTCAATCGCCGCGGCCCCAAGAATCTCGGCGCGGGATTGTTCTTGGACCGATGCGGTTTGCTCCTCAATCGCGGAACGACCTTGTTTGATAACGGGAATCATTCCTTCCCCGAATCGACCAAATAGGGCCATCGCCCCCGCGCGGGTTTTCGTTTCGTTGCCAAATTTGTCCCATTGGTCCGCCAACGCGAGGAGCGCGTCCGTCGCCGTATATGTCCCGGCCTCAAGCTTTTCCGCGTCCATACCAAGCGAAACAAACATATTGCGCTGACTCTCGCTTGTTTTCGCTTGTTGGAGGGCCTTGTTTGCCTCGGTCAAACCGCGTCCGACGATGTCCATCGAAACCCCGGCCTCCTTGCCCGCGTATGCGAGCTTTTGGAATTCGCCCGTCGACTGCCCCGTCCGCGAAACGGCGAGGTTTAATTCCTTCATATAATCGATACCCGATTTGAACCCTTCCCACAATCGCGACGCAACGGCCCCAATCGCAAACGCCCCGGCAATCGACGCGCCAATCGCCTTAATCTTTCCGTCGAGGGCCGTCCCCAGGGCGGACCCGGCTTGCGACGCGGCATCGGTCGCCCCCTTCGATACATTGGAGAAGTCGCCGCCGAATTTAACTTTTACATCGTCCGCCATTGGTTAGTTTGTTCGGGGGTTGTTGGGTTCGGTTTCCTTGGCGGCGGACTCCGCCTTTTCCTTACGATACTTCTCCATCGCGTCCCATTCCAAGTCGGAAACGAGCTCGACCTTGGCCCCGTCCGCGGCGCAGTTAGCAAAATACAACCAAACCGCCTCGGCCTCCGGCATCGTCCAAGCGGCCTCAATCGGAACGCCGTTGCGGACGAGGGAGGCGACGACGACCAATTGCCAAGGCAACGCGGAGTCCTTTGCCTTGTTCGACTTTTGCCACATCCGAGGCCATAAAGCTTGGGCCTCGAAATAGGTAACCAATTGGGCTACATCGGCGAGGAACCGACGCGGCGAATTATTGTAAATCGCAAGTCGGACTTGTTCGGCGATGGACCAGGGACGACGGACATCGTTCAAGTCGTGAGTCGACAATACCCGGACCGCGAGGAGGAATTGCGTCGCGGAAAGCTCGTTGGTCGTCTCGACGACGGGCGAGTTTAGGGCCTCAAGCGCGATGCGATGGCGAAGGCAAAAAGGCAAAAGACGACGGCCCCCAACCCTTACGGTTGGAGGCAAAATCGTTGCGGCCTTGAACCATCGCTTTTCCATCGATGGGTTATCCCTTCCGGGATTAGATTTCCTGGTATTTAACGCCCTTAACCGAAATCTTACGGAAGGTCGAATTCGTCCCGTTATCGTCGACCGACTTGATAATGTAGGTAACGCCCTCGTAAGTGATTTGTTGACCGACTTCGGGGAGGGTCGCGCCGTCCTTCATTACGCCCGACAAGGAAATGTCGATTTGCTTATCGTCGACGCGGTCGGTAATAATGCGGCCCGCTTCATCCGTAACCGTGACATCGATATTAAGCTTGTTGGCGATGTCGTCCGATTGGAGGGTTACAAACCCGAGAGTCGAATAAACGCCGAACGCGTGTCCTACGCCGTATGTTTGAGGGAGGGCCATCTTGTTTAGTTGTTAATCCTCCGCGGGAGTCAAGACGCGGGAGGGTAGACGCAAACGAGGTTATAGGTAATCAAATTACCCCACCGACGGTCGGCGACCCCCTCGTCCTCGGAAACGACCCAGGCGGCGAAAAGGACCCCTTGAGTCCAAGCGGCCTTGAGGGACGCGACATCCTCCATAATCCCTTGAGCCGCTTCGACGCGCGCCCGGTGTTCCGCGAGGGTCGAGTCGTCCGCGGACGAATAGACATAAACCTTAAAGGTAACCTCGAAATTGCCCGACGGGTTGCCCCCGAAGTCGGGATGAGCGCGCGCGGCCTCGGCGTGAAGGATAATGATTGGGACGGAACGGATTTCGTCCGTTTGACCCGTGTGAAGCTGGACACCGGGAAGGTCCGCCGCGTAAGGTTGGAACGCCGCAAGGACCGATTGCTCGGCGATGGTTCGGATACCGTATAAGGTTGGCATTGGTTCGGTTGGTTAGAAATACTTATGGGACGCGAGGCCATCGCCCGCGCGGTAGGCCCCCCAAACGGAAAGCTTCCGCTTGTTGAGCTCCTGGGCCATTTGGACCCGCATCGCGTATGCCCGCGCGTTGATGGCGATTTGGATATAATTCTCAAGTCCGCCCCGCATACCCTTAAGGCCGATGGAATTCCCGACCGTAACGGACGGCTTGTTGAGGTCGTTGACCTGGTTAATCCCAATCGCGTATTTCGCGCCGAGGGGGTTCCGGGTCCAATCCTTAAACGATTCCTTGGACCCGATTTGGGCCGCGGCGAACGCATAAGCGGACTTGAGGCGACCGACCGACGCGGTCTTTTGTTTGATGTATTTCTTAAGGTCCGATTCCTTGGCGACGATGAAGATTGGACCTTTCATATTCCGATACATTGATTTAAGCGGGCCGTGTCCCCCGTCCTCGCGCGCTTGCGTATGGACTTGCCCAATCGTCGAAAGCCCGCCCGCCGGGATAAACCCGTAAGAATTGCCGCGGGCGAATTTGGGTTGGAATTGGGTCCATTTCATCGACCGACCCGACTTGGTCCCCGCGCGTCGATTCCAAAGCTTAAAAACCCCGTAATCGTTGAGGTCGGCGATTTGATAGGCCGTCGCCTTTTCGATGGGGGCGAAAATCTTGTATACCGACGCGGTAATGTTTTCGATACCCTTCTTTTTTGCGGCCCCGGTGTCGCCGTTGCCTGGACTCTTGCCCGTGAAGGGTCGGGTAAACTTAATCATATCCGAACAAAACTTGCCCGATTGGTCGAGGAGGACGGGACCCATACCTCGCCCCATAATCTTACAAAAGTCGGCGATATGCGCGAGGAACCCCGCCGGGTCGACGGTGACTCCGCGGCGGACTTGGATTTTAGCCATTAGGCGGGTCCCGCCTTCGATACGACGCGGACGATGACCCAGGCGGACGGCGGACGGTCGTTGATTGCAACGATACGGAAGTCCGACCCATTGTATGCAACGAGGTTGCCGTATGCGACGACCCCCGAATGGGCGACGACATCGGCCTTGAGGAATTTAACATCGAACGAGGTCGAGTTTAGGAACCCGCCCGTTTCCATATCCTGCTGAATCATCGGGGGACCCATAAGGACATTAAACGCGGTCGCGGTCCCGCCGGGAGTATGACGGACGGTCACGGCCTTGGGAATCTCGCCAAGGATAACCGCCGCGTCCGCGGCCCATTCGTCTTGGATTGAACCCATAAACCTCCGCGGGAGTCAAAGGAGGTCCGAGGGCCTATCGTTCCCGCATCGCCAAGGCCCCGCCAAGGCCGCTTGACCCGCGGCGAGGGGTAGGACAAGGGCGGGCAACAAAAAGGCCCCCAATGTCGGGGGCCGTAAGTCGGACGAGGCGGGCCTTACCCCCTTGCCGTAACCGACGCGTTCCATCGGTTAACCCGGTTGATATACCGGGTCCATTGGAGGTCGGTAATCCCGGCGGGTCGGTCGCCGACCTTAAGCGGGCCAGGGATTAACTTAACTTGGGCCTTGGTCTTGGCCTTGGGGCGCAATACGGCGCGTTCCTTGTAAGCTTTGGAAAGGGCCTCGTTCCATCGTCCGCCCATAAAGTATTCGACCGCCTCGGCTTTGGTATCGCCCGACACCGTCGACCCGCCGTCGACCTCGTATTCGTCAAACAAGTATAACCAATAACCGTCGTTGTCGACCGACGACTCGCGGACGGCGAATCGGATTTTTGCAGGGACCCAAGGATGTAGTTTTTGAGGGAGCATTGTTTTGGATTACGACTTACATCATACACAAATAGAGACGACTGTCAACAATGTTTATTTTAGGCCGTTCCCCATAAAAACAAAAAGGCCCCCGAAACCGGGGGCCGACTTGTTTGGACTTAACCCCCGATTAGGAGGTGAAGGCGATACGGACGAGGCCGTTACCGTTGCCCTTGGCGATGCCGTTCACGAACGACATATTCAAGTGCATCTTACCTTCCTGCCAATTGTAATACTGACGGAACGCGAGGGAGAATTGGCTATCTTCTTCGACGATGGTTTCTTGCACGCCGCCGCCCGTAAGAGGACCTTTCGGAACGCGCGTTGCGATGACCCAACCTTCGCGGCCGGAGACTAATCCCTGCAAACCTTCCGT